CTTTGTATAACTTCTTCTGGAAGTACTTGACATCCTCAAGTTCTCCAAGATTTTGTCCACCTGGGAGCGTAGAGATTTCAGTTCCTCTACCGCCTTCCCTTCTTGGTAACCAGAAGTCCTCAAGCATCGACATGAACTTCTTGTCATCTTTAATTTCTCCTGTGTTTGCATCGTATACAAGTTTGTTCCTGTAACGACCCATTACTTCACGAAGGTATTGCTCCGCTTTATTCTTTGGAAGATTACCTACATCAATATAGAAAATTCTTCTTTCTGGTGCACGTGACAATCTGTATATAACAAGAGAGTCTTCTATCATTCGCAGTTGATTAACTGCCTTGATTGCTTTGTGCAAGTGAGACAAGACCATATTTTTATTAAGATCTTGAATACCAGAGTGTGCATAGCAAATTGAATCAGGTGCAATTTTCATTCCCTGATTAGTAGCATTCTTCAATCCTTTTGGATTGTAGAGATAATAACTTGCTGCACGTTGAGTAAGCTGTTGATTTAGATCTTGAGATCTATACTCTTCAGGACGCTTTGCTTCATACTCAGTTACTTTACGAATCTTTCGAGGATCAATATATCTAAGTTCAATCATACCCTCTCTTGGTTTTTTAGGGTCGATTACCTTATGATAAAAAAGTCTTCCATCGACATACCATCGACGAAAGATTTCGTAAGATCTATTATCAAAGTCAAGTAGTCTGAGTATATGATCAAACTCTTCTTTGATTAATTTTTTAATTTTTGATGATTGATTTAAGTTTGCTAAATTAACTGCTATAGGAACATCATCAAAGTTCCCACAGATAGTTTCATTCACTACATCGTCAACCGCACTATCACATTCGGGTTGAAGAACCATCTCTCTATAACGAGTGATTAATTGGTATTCGTTCCGAATCTGACCGTCAAAGTCAACAGAATATCCATAGTATCCACCACCAACTACGGGCTGTGAACCATCTAAGCTATCTTTTTGAACAAAAGAAGGCCCCTTTGGGACCTTCTTCGCTCTTTCTAGTGAATATCCAAAGAGCTGTTGTGCCATAATATTTTAACTGTTGATCCTAGTCTATTTATACTAGCTGGCGATTGGTGTCCAGTACTGAACCTGCATCTCCACTGTGAACTCTTCAACAGCATCATTGTTTCCGTAATCAAGATCGATTGCAGCAATGTTGCTTGGGAAGATGTTATAGAACTTGTAAGACTTAGTTACTTTTGGCTCTTCACCATCCTTAAGTCCACGTGATAACTGATGTACTTCCATGTCTGCGAAATATCCAGAGTTATCAGCACTGTCTCCTAATCCTGCAGCAGCAGTATAGTTCTCAGCATATGCTTGAATACTTGATGCCCATGTTTCAAAAGCAGTCCTTAACTTGAATCCACTATCGTTCATGATAGTAATTGTCCAAGGTTCAAACGTCCTGTCTCCAGCAATCTTAAGAACACGTCCTCTAAAAGGAACTTCAATTACACCTATCTGTGATGAAGGTAAGTTCGCAGCACGAATCGTAAATTTACCTAGATCAACTAAATCGGCAGAAAGTGAAAGTCCTGCAGGGAATGCCAAGTCTACTTGGAACAGATTAGGACGGGCAAAGTCGGAAGTGACCTTCGCCTTAAAATCATCAATAGTTCCTCTTTTAGCCATTTTAATTAATGTCTTATCCTGTCCTTTATATTTAGACTTATGATTATTTTCAGGCATTAAAAAAGCACCCCAAAGGGTGCTCTTTTAAAAAGTTATATCTTAACTTGCTACCTCAGCGAAGCTAACACCAGTTCTAGTTGCCACGAAGGTTAGAGTGATGTAGTTGATTGTGCGAGTTGGCTTAAGGAATATCTCCGCATAGAACTCACCACGGTCAACTGCCTCTGGAGTGTTGTTGGAAGAATCACACTTAACTATGAAATCTACAACACCTCTTCTTCCTTGAACGTCTCTTAGATATGGTTCAACAATGTTGATGAACAATGATCTTTGTGATTCGTCGTTTTGCTCGAAGAGTTGTGCTTTAGCAGCAGCACTAATAACACGCTCAACAGTAAGGAATAGACGACGAACGTTGATTCTGTCAAAGGCAGAAGCAAATCCGAGTGCAGTCTTATCACCGTATAGAACTATTCCCTGTCCTGGGAATGTTACAACTGGGTTAATTCTGTTTGCGTATAGTGTATCTCTTTGTGCTTTGTTTGGTGTGTATGCTAACTTAATTGCATTTCTTAGAACACCTCTAGCGAAACCAGCAGGTGAGAACCAAGGTTCAGAAATTTCATTTGTCTGTAAGCATAGACCAGCAACATCACCGTTGCAAGGTACGTAGCGATATACATCATTGTACTTGTCATAGATGTATTTGTATCCAGAGTCAAATACCATGTAAGATGTACTTGGTAGTTGCTTGAAGAAATTAACTATGTTATTTGTAATTGTTGTAGTATTACTAATTCCAATTACGTTTCCTCTACGAGGTGAAACGAATAACATGCAATCACGACGCTCTTCTACAATGTTTACAAGAGAAGAAATCTTAGCAAGTGCGTTTGCATCTGAAGTACCAGATGGACCTGCAAGAATGAAGTCGATGATTTGTGATTCTGGATCTTCAACTAACTGATATGCACCAGCAACATCAGTGTTGCTTATGCTGTACTGTCCAGCAACTACAGAGTAGTTTACACCACTTGCAAGTCTGTAGTAGTAAGTTGAGTTGTTCTTAGAACCAACTGTTGTGCGTCCAGCAGGATAATCAACTGAACCAGCAGAAGAACGTAGTAGGTTATACTGTCTATTTGCAGCAGTAGTTCCCCAAAGTCCATCAGATGCAGATGCAGTTGCAGCAAATGTTGTTGACTCGTGCTCACCCCAGAAGATATAAGAAGATTTCTGCTTAATAACTTCAGGATAGTAGTTGGTTTCACCAACAGTTGTTTTAGCGTCAGATGCTTTTGAAACACCAACATAACGCTCTAGTAGAGCACCAACTGTACCAGTGATTCCACCGTCAATGTCAACTACAAGAATGTGTAGTTCGTCTCTGTGTCCACCAAGACTATTTGCATAAGAAGAAGTTTCTGGACGTGGAGCAACATTGATCCAAGATACACCAGGAAGATACTCACGCTCTGCATAGTCATCACGAACAGAATCGATTGTGATGTTTGTGCTATTTGTATCCTGAATTACGTCAGTACCAGCAAACTCAATGCTTCCTTTGTTAAGAGCAACGTGTACTCTACGCTCAATACCACCAGATGAAATAACAGCAGTGTTAGTTCCCTGTGTGATTGTTTGTGCAGCAGCAATGATACCAGTTACACCACCAGAAGGTAGTCCGATTTCAATATACTTCTTAGTAGGATCGTAAGCAAGAACGTTAACAGTCTCGTTTGAACCACCAATACCGATTGTAGTAGCAGTACCAGGAGTAAAGTCTCCAACGATTGTTTCAACTGTTAATCGAATTGAATACTTAAATACTTTACCAGCAGCACCTGAAGCAGCAGAGAGTGCAGCGTCAGCAACGAACTCATGCTCGTTACCTGAGCCAGGAGCAGGGACAACAGCGATCTGGTCAGCACCAGCGTCTGTTACAAATATACCGATTGAATTTCCGTCTGTGCCAGGAGTTCTTGATGCCCAAGTCCAAGAGTTGTTTGCTTCTTCAAAACTTGACTCATACTCAAGAAGGTTTTTAATTAAAGGAGCTGTTCCAGTATCAACTGCGTTCTTTAGTGCTGAAGAGTTAACACGAATAGTTTTTAGTAGACCACCGTATGCTAAAAATTGTGATGCAGTAAACCAGTATTCGTAATTTGAATCATTTGGATTACCAAATACTTCTGCTAGTTGTCGCTCTGATGAGATGTCAATTATTTCTTCTACAGGTCCAGATTCAAACGGTGCTGCAATCACACCCACGTTTGCGGTTGGAATACTAGAGATCGATGTCAGATCCCTTTCCTGAATAACTACACCAGGCGATGATTGATTAGATGCCATGCTTATAAACTCCTAGAAATGCCGTCTTCGGTTGTCTAAGATTATTTATATTTTTCAATCTTCACCTGAAGTCTAACATGTGCTGTATATCTCCGTATTCCGCAATCTCCCATCTCTCTCCTTGGGCATCTATTATATGGTCATCTTCCAGTCCATCATTAATTAAACCAAAGGGTGCCATGTCTTGTTCAATAGCATTTCTTTGATCATCAAATATTCTTTGCCTTACATCATTATCATGCATTTCTTTAAAGTAAGGTTGTAGAGCCATCCATCCAAAAATAACTAGACACATAGCAAGGTCATCATTACATCCATCCTCCGCTTGGAATGATTGACCCTTTTGAATGAAGGTTGTTAATTCCGCAATAGTATCATAATCTTTTATGATTAATTTGTCGTCTTCTATTAGTGCTTTTAGGTTAGAACATCCAACTTGTTTCACAGCAGTACTCATCTTAATACCAAGTTGAGTCTTCTTACCAGAGAAACCTTGTCCTAATTGTTGACCTGCTCTACCTCTCATTGCAACCATAAGAAGGTTTTCATATTCTAAATCGTACTGTATAATATCCGCAACCTGACCACCTATATCATTTACTTCGCATAAGATATATGCATTATTATAATTCTTTGCTATGTCCACCACAATATTAGGGAAGACTATTGGTTTAATCTCATTGTTTTTATATCGTGCTACCATTGTATATGGTACAGTAGTAGTATCCATGACACAGAAAGCAGAGTAATCATTTCCCACCCCACGAGATACATCAACTGTAACAATATAATTCTTTTCTGCTTCTACTTTTTCATATACTGCCAATCCTCTATTCTGTTGTATAGGATCTTCATATGGCATGACTCTT